CCGAGTTTTTCCTGCTGGTGAGCAAGAAGAACACCAAGAGCACCATTGCGGCGGGCGTAATGTTGACGGTGCTGATCCTGAACTGGCGGCAATCAGCCGAGTTCCTGATCCTGGCACCGACCAAGGAAGCCGCAGACAATGCCTTCAAGCCTGCGCGGGACATGATCAAGGCAGACCCTGAACTGGATGCCCTGTTCCATGTACAGGATTACACCCGCATCGTGACGCACCGCGAAACCGGGGCGACACTCAAGGTTGTGGCAGCAGATGGATCTTCTGTTGTGGGCAAGAAAGCCACCGGCATTCTGGTGGATGAGCTGTGGGAGTTCGGCAAGAAGCCCACGGCTGAGAACATGCTCATGGAAGCCACTGGCGGCATTGCATCCCGTCCGGAAGGCTTCATCATTTACCTGAGCACGCAGTCGGATGAAGAGCCTGCCGGTGTGTTCAAGAGCCGTCTGGAATATGCGCGTGGCGTGCGGGACGGCAAGATCAATTCCCCCCGGTTTCTGCCGGTTATCTATGAATTTCCCAAGAAAATTCTGGATAAGAAAGGTGAGCACAACCCGGATAACTGGTACATGACCAACCCCAATCTGGGGGTGTCGGTATCGGATGAGTTCCTGCGGGACAGATACGCCCAGGCCAAAGAGGCTGGGGAAGGTGTGCTGCGCGTCTGGATGGCCAAGCACTTGAACGTGGAAATGGGCATGTCCCTGCGCGAAAAGGCATGGGCCGGGGCCAAATATTGGGAACGCCAGGGTGATCCGCTGGTCACGCTGGAGCTGATCCTGGAATGCTCTGATGTGATTGTCTGCGGCATTGATGGCGGCGGTCTGGACGATTTTCTATCTCTGGCTGTGCTCGGCCGGGATGAAGAGAGTGGCGATTGGCTGCACTGGCAGCGCAGTTGGGTGTTTCAGGATGTGCTGAAGCACCGCAAGGAGGAAGCGCCGCGCTATCTGGATTTCCAGAAGCAGGGTGATCTCGTCATTGTCCATGAAATGCGTGACGACAATCGGCAGTTGGCGGACGTGGTGGAAATGATCGACCAGTCCGGCAAGCTGGCTATGGTTGGGCTGGATCCTGCGGGTGTGGCTGAAATCGTGTTTGCCCTGCATGCCCGTGGCATTGAGCAGGAGCGGATTGTCGGGATCAGTCAGGGCTGGAAAATGACCGGAGCCATCAAGACGCTGGAGCGCAAGCTGGCGGATGGCACGTTTTCCCATGGGGCGCGTCCGATCATGGCCTGGGCGGTTGGCAATGCAAAGGCGCAGGCCAAGGGCAACAATATCGAAATCACCAAGCAGATGGCAGGCGGCAAAAAGATCGACCCGCTGATGGCGCTGTTTGATGCCGTAACCTGCATGAGCCGGAACCCGGAGCCACCGGGAAATATTGACCCGTTTCTTGAGGGAGGTCTGATCACGACATGAAAATGCCAGCGCCATTTAGGGGGCTGCTGTACAAGGCTGCAAATGCAATGGCGCTGACCGTCACTGGCGTATCCCTTACGGATCTGCGCCTGGGGGCTTTCATGGCTGGTGGGCCAACGCATAGCGGCAAGCTGGTGTCGGTAAATACCGCCATGCAGCTGGATACGGTCTGGGCCTGCACGCGGCTGATCTCAGACACCATCGGGGCAATGCCGCTAAAGCTCTATCAGCGCAGTGCGGATGGCAATTCCTCCACTCTTGCGCGGGATCATCCGCTGTATCGGATCCTGAGCAGATCCCCCAATACGGATATGAGCGCCATAGAGTTCTGGTCATCCATGGTGGCCTGCCTGATGTTGTGGGGAAATGCTTTTGCCCAGGTGATCTGGAGCGATATTGGCGCAAAACGTGTGGTGGCCCTCTATCCGCTGCGACCTGACCGCATGACGGTCAATCGTGACGATGCCACAGGTGAACTGATTTATACCTACACGTATCAGGGGCAGAAGCTCACGCTGGAAGAAAGCAATATCCTGCACATCAAGGGGTATTGTCTGGACGGCATGATGGGCATGTCTCCCATCAGCGCAGGCCGCCAGCAGATAGGCAGCGCCATGGCGGCGGAAGAAACCGCTGCACGCATGTTTGCCAATGGCATGTTGAGCCAGACTTACATCAAGTCTCCCAACATTCTCAAAGGTGAGCAGCGGGTGCGTGCCAAGGCTATCCTGAAGGATTATGAAGGAGCCTTGAACGCCGGGAAAACACCGCTTCTGGAAGGCGGATGGACGGTTGAGAGCATCGGCATGAACCCCGAAGACATGCAGTTGCTTCAGACACGCGGCTTCAACGTGGAAACGCTCTGCCGGTGGTTTGGCGTGGCTCCGGTCATGATCGGGCGCATGGAGAAATCCACCGCGTGGGGATCTGGCCTGGAGCAGATGAACCTGTGGTTTCTGACCTACACGCTTCAGCCGTGGCTGGTGCGTATAGAGCAGGCCATCACACGCTGCCTGCTGCTGCCTGCCGAAAAGGAAACATATTTTGCCCAGCACAATGTGGATGCGCTGCTACGGGCAGACAGCCAGACACGCGCTCAGCTAGAGGCCACACAGGTTCAGAACGGCATCAAGACCCGCAATGAAATCCGTGAAAAGGAAGGTCTGGCGCCAATTCCGGGTGGCGATATCCCAACCGTGCAGGCGCAGATGATCCCGCTGACAGATGTGGGCAAGGTTGGCATGCCACCGACATTGCAGCCCGTTACCACCCCAGCATCCCAACCACAGCCGCAACCAGGCGGCACGATAGGAGATCCGGACGATGATTGACGGCATGGAAGTCTGCGCCGTTCCGTTCGAGTATAAAGCCATTACCGGCACAGATGGCGAAAGCGGCCATGTTGAAGGTTATGGCGCTGTTTTCGGCAATACGGATTCACATGGTGATGTGATCCTGCCGGGGGCTTTTGCCAAATCCATTGCCGAGCGCAAGGCGCAGGGCCGTGTGCTACCCATGCACGTCATGCACGGTTTTTTTGGCGGTGATGGCGTGCCTGCTGGCGTGTGGAATGACGTGGCGGAAGACAGCAAGGGCCTGCACGTCAAGGGCAAGATCTCCGGCACCAATACGGATGCCGGGAAACTGCTGTATGAGCGCGTCAAGGATGGTGCGCTGGGTGGTCTGTCCATTGGCTTCAGCATCCCCAAGGATGGTGCTGTCAAAATGACGCAGCCCACAGGCCCACGCCGCCAGATCAAGCAGGCCAATCTGTATGAGGTCAGCCTGGTGGATGATCCCAGCAATGCCCAGGCCCGTGTCACGGATCTCAAACGGCGCTGGGGTGATGCCTTCAAGTCCACAGTGCAGCCAACGGTTGCCGTGCAGGCGCTTGAAGCCGCGCTGGGCATTTATCAGAAATCCCTGAAAGGGAATGATGCCCCCACAGCACAGGAACGCCAGCAGCTTCTGGGGCATTTGCAGGATGCCTATGAAGCCCTGACAGGCCAGCGCATGCCCGAAGGCATGAAGCAGGCGCTGCAGAATGGGAAAATCCCCATGCTGCCGGAGCTGAAATCCGTAACGGCTGGCCTGATGGCCGTTGTGCGTGGCGAGGATACACCCAAGCCCGGATCTTCTTTGGTGCCACCTGGCCTTTCCGGTTTTCGTCTGTGATCTGACAAAACCGCTTTTCATTCACCCACAGCCGCCCATTGAGGCGGCTTTTTTTATGGGAAAAACCCGATGTCTGAACTGGATACTGAATACAAAGCCGCCATCAAGGATCTTTCTGAAGCTACGGATGAGGTCAAGAAGTTTGCTGAAACCTCCAAGGCCGAGCTGAAAAACCTTGGCAAGGTCACGGATGAAACCAAAGCCAGTGCAGACAAGGCGCTGACTGCCCTGACCGAAATGTCTGCCCGCGTGACGGAACTGGAGCAGAAAGCATCTCGCGGGAACAAGCCTACAGAACAGCAGCCCCAGAGCATCGGGCAGAAGTTCGTGGCGTCTGACGAGGTCAAGGCCGCCATGGAACGTGGCACCAGCTGGAAGGGCACCGTGCAGGTAGAGATGAAAAACATCACCTCTGCCAGTTCCACCGGCACATCTGGCACTTCGGCGCTGGTTGTGGCAGATCGCCAGCCGCAGATCGTTGCCCAGCCCAACCGGCGGCTGGTCATTCGTGATCTGCTGATGCCTGGGAACACGCAGTCCCAATCCGTGGACTACGTCAAGGAAACACTGTTCACGAACAATGCTGATTTCGTGGCGGAAAACCCCGGCAATCCGTATCCGCAGTCGGATATCAGCTTCTCCCTGAATACGCTGCCAGTGCGCACCATCGCGCATTTCGTCATGGCGTCCAAATCCATCCTTGCTGATGCACCGCAGTTGCAGACCTACATCGATGGGCGTCTGCGCTATGGCCTTGCTTACAAGGAAGACCTTGCCTTCCTGAATGGGGATGGCACAGGCACCAGCATTCTGGGGCTGCTGGCACAGTCCAGCAAATACGAGCAGCCTGCAGGCGTGACGGTAAAAGGCGAGACGATGATTGACCGTCTGCGTCTGGGCATGTTGCAGACCACGCTGGCAGAATATCCGGCAACCGGGCATATCCTGAACCCGACTGACTGGGCCAGCATTGAACTGACCAAGGACAGTGTGAGCCGGTATGTATTCGCCAATCCCATGGGCATGGCTGGCCCGGTTCTGTGGGGCCTGCCGGTAGCAGAATCTCTGGCCATGGCGCAGGGCAAGTTCATGACCGGGGCCTTCAGCCTTGCGGCACAGCTGTTTGACCGTGAGGACGCCACAGTCTCCATTTCCACCGAAGACCGGGATAACTTCGTGAAAGGAATGGTGACCATTCTGGCGGAAGAGCGCACCACGCTGGTTGTTTACCGCCCGCAGGCCATTATCAACGGTGACTTCACCGGCATTGATACGGCTGCACCGACTTCTGGCACCACCACTGGCGGCTGAGGAACAGAGCAATGAGGCGTACTGTGCAAATCAGTGCGCCAGCAGCTCTTCAGCCGTTGGCGCTTCTGGATGATCTGAAAGCGGATCTCAGTATTTCCGACAACACGCAGGACACAGAGCTGACACGGCTGCTGCTGGAGGCTTCGGCAAAAGCCCTGAAGTTTATCGGCAGGCCGCTCATGCAGGCAGGATGGCAGGACACGTTCATGGTGCGGCCGGGCGCTGTGCAGGACATGCTTTGCCTGGGCCGATACCCTCTGGTCAGCATTCAGTCATTCTGCGTGGGAGAGCTTTCCCTCACGCCGGAACAGGTCAAGGATCTTCCTTTAGATCCTGATGCCGCCATGGTGTATCCGCCTGACGCCAGAATGCCGGGATGGATGCCTGGGATTTACACCGTCCAATATACGGCCGGATATGTCGCACCGGGCACGGAAAACGCAGGCACGAATGTCGTGCCGCAGGATCTTCAGGAGGCCATACGGCTTACTGCAGCGGCCATATGGTATGCCAAGGGGCGAGATCCCAACCTGAAATCGGAAAGCGAGCAGGGGGTGGGTTCCACCAGTTGGAATGCGCCATCTGCCGGATCCGGTGGCATGCCACAACCTGCGGTGGATATCCTGACAGGTTATCAGACCGGGGGTATCGGATGAGCTACCGCACGGAACGCCGCCGTCGCCAGATCGCTACCAAAGGGCGCCAGATGGTGCTGTCCAGGGCAAGCGGCACGGCCAGCGTTACGCTGATGGCCTACGCACCGCCAGCACAGTCTGCCCAGATCACGAATGACATGGCGCAGGCTCCATTCGTGGCACAGGTTATGGCGGATGCGCTTTCCGGTTACGGAATGCCTGCCCAGGATGATCGGGTGCAGGACGGCCCCAAAACCTACACGCTGACAGATGCGCAGCCCGTTTATGATGGGCCAACCGTCTGCGGCTGGACATTGATTGCCGCAGGAGGCGAGACGCATGACAACGCCAGCAGTCTTCTCTGATGCCTGGACACGCGCACAGGCTGTTGCTGACACCCAGAAGCTGAAACTGCTGGATCCGGCCGGCCAGAACATCACCGTGCCAGATGGCCCGTATTGGGTGATGGAAACGGCGGCCGGATTGGCAGACCGTGCAGGCGCAGGTGAGCCGGTAGATCTGGAATACGGCACCATCTGGCTGCATCTGATGGTGCCCAAGGGCACCGGAACGCTGGAAGCACTGGAATTGCGCAAGGCCATGTCCGTGGCCTTCAGGCAGGCCACAAACCTGCCAACGGGCATCCTCTATCGCGGCCATATGTTTGATCCGCCAGATCTCAGCCAGACCGGCAACCGCGTCCGGTTTTCTCTGGGGATTGATTACGAATATCAGGATATTCCGACATGAAATTCTATGCGCTTTACGAAACCGCCAAGGCTTCAGGCCAGTATGTTCTGGGTTCTGCTCTGATTGACGCAGACAGCACCACGGCAGCCCTTGCCATTGCTGTGGCATCTGCGCCAGCTGGTTGCCGCACAGGCGTGTGGCCCTTTCGGCAGGTCTCAGGGACACCTGATGCAGTCGCGCCAACCGCAGATGAAACGGGCAAGCAATATGATGTGCTGGTGCAGGCAGGTGGCGCATCCGATGTGTTCAAACCGGATGGGCAGGTATTTGCCTCTGTTGCGGCAGATGCAGCGGGCATGTGCCTCTCTCTGGAACGGTTTTTCGGCTACCGGCTGGGCCTGATCCCGCAGAACGCACAACCTGCGGCTGAACCTGCTGCAACACCCGCATCCACAGATACGCCTGCGGGAACATCTGATGCAGCAGATCAGAAAACCAGCTGATCCAGCCCATTCTTTTCCAGCACGTTACAGGCCGCCATTGAGCGGCCTTTTTTATTGAGGTGAACAATGGCCAATACCGGCCCCACAACAGGCACTTCTGCCGGTCAGGATACCAACCTATCCGGTGTGGATTATGCTCTAGAACCTGTCTTCGGGCAGGCCCCCAGCGGCCTTTACACGCCTTTGCGCTTTACAAGCTGTACGCTTGCGCCGCAGGACAGTGAAAGCACTCCCGATGAAATCAACGGCATTCCAGAAGTTGCGCAAAGCGTCCTGACCAGCCGAGGAACGAGTGGCAGCATTGGCGGCATTCTTTCTGCGGGCACATTTGAAGACATGCTGGCTGGCGTTTTCGGAAATGATTTTATTTCTGGGACTATTACGGGCAGCTCCAGCACTACGGCGGGCTACAAATATGCATTATCCAACACGTTTACGAATAACCTGCCGAATATTACTGTAATTGATAGTGCACAAATTGCACTTCTTTCAAGCCTTCCATTTTATGGATATATTTATATTTCCGATCCCGATAATGGTATCAATAACTTTTTCGGTTATTCACGTTCGCCTACACCGGGCATTCTGGTTATCACCAGTGCAGGAGCGTTCAACAATTTCCTGTCAAAAGATCAGGCGGCAGGTCCTAATGCCCGCATGTATATTCCCTCCCTGATAAACGGGAGTATGGGAAAAACCTTTACTTTCCGTAAAAATCTTCTGAGCCAGTGGGAGCTATATACTGGCACAATGATCAATCAGATCCAGATCCAGTTGCAGCAGGGCCAACCAGCCACGATTGATATCGATCTTCTAGGTTCTGGGATGTCCTTGTCACCTACCGACATTTCCAGTTCAGTTGCTGCACGCACGAAATCGCCGCTGATTGATACGGTAGACGGCTTTATGGGCTGCACAATCTTTGGCGAGACCCCAGCCGGGTGTATCCGTTCTGCCACCATTACGTTTTCGCGTGATGGATCTGGCCAGGACTACGGGATGGGCCACACAGGAGCATGCGGCCTGCGCTTTGGTAGCTTCAAAGCCGCCATGGAGCTGGAATACTTCTTCAAATCCTATGACCAGTTCACGAACTGGGCCAACAACCAGACCGGCCTTGTCAGTGTGGGTGTGCAGGGATCGGATGGTGTCGGGTATCAATTTGCAGCCCTGAAAGGGATTATCCGAAACCCCAAAACTCCCATTTCGGGTAAAAATCAGACTGTCGTGGCGACTGTTTCCGTTACGTGTAATCCGCAGTCATCAGGTGGGACTTTTGCGATTTATCGCACAGGCGTCTGATTTTTTCGTTCCGTTTTGTTTTGAAACATGGCCGCCAGTATGCGGCCTTTTTTATTGAGGCAGATCCATGCTTTCTCTTGCAGACCTGAAAACCGATAGCGCCGCCATTGCCGATGGGAAATGGGTGAAAATCGACAAATTCCCCGGCCTTGAAATCAAAAGCCGTGGTTATACCGACCAGTTTGTGGATGCCCAGGCACAGCGCCTGCGCAAAGCGGCAGAACGCTTCCGTGGCGATGTTTCCGCCATCCCCAATGCTGTACGCCGGCAGGTCAATGCAGGCCTGTTGCGGGACTTCCTCGTGCTGGATGTCAAAGGCCTGCATCATGATCGGGAAAAGAAAAACCCTGTTACGGTTGAAGAGTTTAAGGAATTGCTCGGCAATCCCGATTACCGTGAATTGATGGCAGCCTGCTGGGAAGCCGCAGCCCTTGTGACCACGCAGGCCTCTGAGCACGCAGAGGAAGCTGAGGGAAACTAAGCAGGGCGCTGACGTGGCACCTTGAGTGGGGAAGTTATGACGAAACCATCTGGGATGAACTGGATGGAGAAGATGCCCGCGTGGATCCACAGCCTGAGTTCATGTGGATCTGGCGGGCATGGCATCGGCTTTCCGCATCACGCCAGCGTCTGACACAAGGTTTTGGTGTGCCTCTTGGCGGCACAGTTATCGAAAGCAGCCCCGGCATGATCCCGTGGGAAGTGGTGCAGGCCTGGGCGCAGCATCATGGCTACACCCATGCCGAAATGGCGCTGTTGGATCGGTGCATTGTCGCCATGGATAGGGTGTTCATTGAAGACTGGGCGCAACGCATGAAAAGGCGGATGAAAAAATGAGCTGGGCTGCACGGCTGCAAAAACCCATGCGGGTTGCCATCAACCGGAACATGACCAGTGCGGCCGCGCACAAGATTGTAGGGGACAGGATCCGCAAAGAGCGGGATGATCTCATTCAATCTGGCGCAGCATCGGCGCAATATGTCCGGCGTGTGGATGGCAAGCTCGGCCTTCCGGAAGAAGCTGCCAAGCTGAATGGCGGGAATGTCACCTACATTTTCAACACTATTGGGGCGGCCACTGTCTGGGCGTTGGAAGAACTGCGCAAGCGGTCTCCTGCCCATAGTGGCGCATTCCGCAAGAGCTGGGCCGTTCTGGTGGACGGCAAGGCCTGGGTGGATGCCCCGGGCAAGATCCCCATGGGCGCAGAGGTCTGGATTGTGAACACCATGCCCTATGCCCGCAAGATTGAAGTGGGTGGGCAGCGTATCAGCGTTCCACCTGGGATTGTGGAGGCCGTGCGCAGGCCGCTGATGAGCCGCTTCAAGCGCATTCGTGCCCAGCGTGCCTTCAAGCCCTTGCAGGGTGGACGTGATGCCCGTGGCGAGCCTGTTCCCTACATCCTGCGCAGTGCAGGCATCGCTTCGGGTATTTCGTGGGACAAAAAAGCAAAAGAATGGACACAAAAGCACGCGGCTTACGTGAGCAGGCGTGCTGATCGGCAGGCAGGTGAGCAAATGCTCTACCCCACGCTGATCCTGACAGAAAAGTGACAGTTTCCCATGGCAGACACAAATCTGGTTGAATCGCTACAGGTCGATATCACGGCTGTTGATCAGACCGAGAGTGCGACAAAGAGTGCTGGAGATCATCTGGATGCCGTTGCCGAAAAGGGCGTGGCGCTGACGGATGTCATGTCTGGCGTGGGGAAAGCATCAAAAACTGCCACAGATACGCTGGCAGAAGGCGCTGATGCAGCGGCAGGCTCTTTTGACAAGATGGGCACGCAGGCTGTTTCTCGCCTGAAAACCCTTACCAAGACTTTGACAGATCTGAGTGCGCAGCGTGACAGCCTGCGGGCAGATCTCCAGAAAGCAACGGATGAAGGGTTGGATACCTCTGAGATTGAGACAAATCTTAAGCAGGTAGAAAATTGGATTGGGCGCGTTGGTGAAAAACTGCAAACAGTTCAGGGTAATCTGGAGGCAGCAGCAACCAGCCAGAAGGCGTGGAACGGGCAGCTTGGTGAAGAGAACGCCCTACTGAATGGCATCTGCGAAGCTGAAAGTAACCGGGCGCAGGCCCTTGGCAAAACCACCAAGGAATATGACCAGCTTACCACGGCAGCAAAACGTGCGGCTGATGTCGGCCAAGCTGCTTTGAATGGTGTGACGGGTTCGACCGTAGATGCTAATGTTTCCAGCACGGTGAATGTGCAGGGGCCAGATCTGTCCGAAGTGCTCCAGGAGCAGGACAAGCTCAAGGAGAGCCTGAACGACATCAAGAGCGATGCAGGCCTTGTTGCGGGTGAGCTGTCCGATATTGGCAATGTGTCGCAGGGAATAAACGCAGGCTTGCAGGTTGGCCTAGATAAGAGCGCCACCAGCTTTTTGCGGGCAGGGCGTGCAGCCAGCCAGTTGGCCAAGGTCATGTTGCAGCTCATGTCCGCACAGGATCGGTATGATGATGTCGTGGCGCAAGCCGCCGCCGTTCCTGATGATAAGCTGGATCCGCAGATCAAGCAGAGCGTTGTGCAGGACGCCAAGGATAAGGTTGAGGCGTTACAGGCGCAAAGGGATGCCTTGCTGGAAGCAGCCAAAGCGCAATCTGATCTTGATGAGGCGCAGCAGAAATCCACCAAATCCGGCAAGCTGGAAGCCTATCAGATCACGGAAATTATGGATGATGCCCATAAGTTTCTTGATATGGTGCTGGCTGGTGGCAACCCATTGCAGGCGCTGTTCTATGAAGCACCCAATGCCCTTGCAATTGCAGGTGGTGGTGGAGGTTATGGCGCAGGCCTGTCCATGCTTAAAAATGCCCTGACAGGCCCCGCAGGCATTGCTGTTGCCGCAGGCGCCGCTGGCATGGCGTTCTATAAGATGGGCGCGTATGCGGAAGAGGAAGAAAGCAAGCTTGCCAAACTGAGCCAGCAGCTGCGGGCCACCCGTTCAGATGCCAACAACATGGCTGATAGCATTACTTCTGCGGCCGATAGCCTGGAGAAGATGCCGGGGTGGGATAAAACCACGGCACGGCAGGCGGCCACAGCCATTGGCAGCACCTATAATTTCACGGGCGGCACGTCCGATATTGAGGCGCTGGCCAAGGTGGCACAGGATGCCGGAACAGTGTTTGGCTCTTTGGAAGATGGGCTGAAGGCGGTGCAAACCGCCATGGTGGATCCCACGGCCGAAATTCAGGCGCTTTATCAGCAACACCTTCCGGGTGTGGATGCCCAGCTTGTGGAGCAGGTAAAACGGTTGCAGGAAGCGGGTGAGCAAGGCAAGGCGTATGCGCTTGTCATGCAGTATCTGACATCCAGCACCAAGGATGCGACCGAGCAGGGGCTGACGCCATTCCAGCAGGCTGTGGAGAAACTGCGCCAGAAGACATCACCGCTGGTGGATGCCATTCAGGATCTGGCCCTGGCGATGGGTACCAAGCTGCTCAACAGCGTCACATCTCTGCTGTCTCTGCCTGTTCCTGCGGAAAAGACAACAGGCGGTCTGGCGGGCACCACGGTTCTGCGAAATGACAAGCATCCCGAAATGGTCGGGATGATGCAGGTTAATACCGCCTTTACGCCAAAATATGATGTCAGCACCGCCAAGGGGAATGTGGATGAGGGCATCACGCGCTTCCAGAGTTTCCTGCATCAGACAGGCGGGAATCTGGATAACGCTCTGGCGTTGTATGGTGGCTTCAAGGTGGGTTCTGCTGGCGGCCGCCAGTATGCGTCCAGCGTGTATGGGCAGGATCTGAGCAAGCTGCCGTCCGATTCCGATGCGTTGATCAAGCAGGAAAGCGGCCGCTTTAATCTGACTGATGGCATTGCCAATCTGGTGCGCAAGATCGCGCTGCAGGAAAGCGGTGGTTATCAGTATGATCAACGGGTGAACAAGCCGACCAGTGCTTCTCCCGTGGATCATGCCACATCTGCGGGTGTGATTGATGATCACAAGTCTCTTACGGGTGGTGCTGCGGATGCCGCCGGTGGCTTCAGCACGTCCAGCTATACGCAAAGCCGTGCCGAAATCAGCGCCTATATTGAGTCACAGCAAAAGCTGCTGACAACGCAGGCGGCAGGTTCCAAGGCGTGGCAGGAAACCAGCGAACGCATCACCCAGGCGCGTATCCAGCTGGCGAATACCCTTAGCCCGCAGGAACAGATCACCCAGGGCATGAAAGACCAGAATGCAGGGCTTTCTGCTCAAAGTGGTTACTGGCGCAGCATGGCGGAAGTGGTGGCGCAGTTTGGCACTGAAGCCCGTGGCACAGGTGTGGATCAGGCGGCTCTGTCAGAAGCCCTGGCGGCAAAGCAGCAGCAGCTTGCTGCCGCGTATGACGATGGCACGGTGGCCGTGCAGCGGCAGGCCCAGGCGCAGGCAGCCATGCTGTCTGTTGCAGGATCCAGCGAGCAGGCCATTCAGCATGCCACAAACTATCAGCAGGCCTATAATGAGGCACTGGAGGATTTCGACCCGAAATCGCAGGCGTTTGCCGAAGCGGTGAAAGCCCGCACGGCCGCGCTGAACAGCGAGACAGACGCACAGGCGCGGTTTGAACAGGCACAGCAGAATAGCGGCCTGCAGGACAATCTGAGCATGATACAGGCCCAAACTGCCAGTATCGGCCAGAATGCAGATGCACGTTCCGTTGCGTTGGCCCGCATGCAGGCGGAAATTCAGGAGCACCGGAAGTTCGGCACCGTTCTGCCACAGGAAGCGCAGGACTATGTTGATCTGAGCACCAAAATTGCTGAGGCTTCTACCGAGTATGAGCACCAGCAGCAGGTGATGGATGATTTCACCGGATCCATCAGTGACATGACGGATCAGCTTTCTGACGGGGTGGTGCAGGGCTTTATGCAGGGCACATCCAGCGGCATGTCCTTCAAAAGCATGTTGCAGGGTGTGGATGCCTCCATTGCCAGCGTGATTGCACGCTTTGCCCTTATCAATCCGCTGCTCAACAGCATTGATGGTGGCACGCGCACCACGCTGGCAGATCTGGGCAATCTGTTTGGAAAAGTTGGTACAGGCAGCAATGCTTCCAGTACCAGCAGCATTCTGTCCGGATATGGTGAAGGGAACGACATCACATCATCCGGATGGGCCTATTCCCCATGGGAAGCCCTGAATGTGAAAAACCAGATCAGCGATCCAGCTGGATCGGCTGCAAAAAGTGGCGGCATGTTTTCAGGTCTGGAAAACCTGTTTTCTGGCAAGGCGGCAGATGGCAGCGGGATCTTCAGCAGTGTTGGCAGTGCTGTTTCCTCCATCGGCTCTTACATGGGCATGGCAGGTGCGGCCTTCGGCATTGGTGATATGGCCTATAACCTTCTGTCGCAGCTCTTTGCCAAAAGGAAGAAGGATTATCAGTATGTTTCCGTAGGCAGCGATGGGATGCTGGATATCAGCGGCCATGTTTACAAGGATATTCATGGCAATGATAACGTGGCATCCGGCCTGCAGAGTGATCTGGACAACATCAACAATGTGTTTGGATATACCGGGGTTTCCGCCACAAACACGGATACCATTGGCAAGGTTGGCTGGTCTAAGAAAGGCAAGAAGTCCGAAACATACAGCCTGACAGATCTGCTGCCTAATCTGGATCTGACCAGTTCAGACGCCACCATGCAGCAGGAGCTGAAGCAGCTCATGCCGACCAGTTTTGATAGCGTGGACACGTTCACGCAGGATCTGGAAAGCCTGAAAAGCCTTGCAGACGAATTGGACAGCATGAAGGTGTCTGTCTCAAAGTTTGATGATAGCTCCCATGTCACGGTGGATCATTTCACCGGCTACACGGGGGATATGGCCAAGGCGCTTTCAACGCTGGATGGTGGCACCTATTCCGTAGATGACCTGCAAAGCAAGTTTGAGGCCATTGAGGAATTTGTAGGTACCACAATGCCAGGGCTTCTGGATGTCACGGCATCCGGTTCCGAAAGCCTGATGCAGCAGGTGGATGACCTGAAGCAGAAATATCAGGACGCCGCCAACACGGCAGCATCCTACGGTCTGGATGCCCAGGCATTGCTTGATAAGGGCAATGCCATTGCCGCCATGATGATTGCCAATGAGCAGACCACGCTTTCGCAATCTGACCAGTCCGTGCAGGCGCGTTATCTGTCTGCCACGGGGGATCAGGAAGGTGCGGATCTTCTCAATCAGCAGGTGAGTGCCGCACAGGAAATCCAGCAGTTGCAGGAGAACTGGCGGGGCTTTCTGGGTGATAACTATGCGGACAATGTGACCTACCAGCAGCAGCTGGCGGATCTTGAAAAAACACAGGCTGCCGAGCGCCTTCAGATACAAACCGAGTATCAGGAAAAGGCTTTAGAGCAGCAGAAAGAATATCAGGATCAGGCCAGCGAGCAGGTTTCCAGCGTGTTCAGCAATCTTCTGTCCTACGCAAAAGGGCTGGATACGTCTGATGCCTCGCCATTGTCTGTTGAGGATCAGTACAAGGCAGCCAATGATAATCTGCATACGGATTACCAGGCGGCCATGGGTGGCAACAGCACGGCTCTGGCATCCCTACAGACCGATATGCAGACATATCTGTCTCTGTCCCAAAAATATAACGGGGGAGGGGCCGCATATGTGGAAGACTATCAGGCGGTGCTGACCATGCTGAAATCTCTGGGCAGCATGAACACGAATGCCCTGACAGCAGACGCCATGCGGGACATCATGCAGGACAGCACCACCACGCTGGCCAGCATTTTGCAGCAGATCCTGCAGGCCACGAATAACCTGTTTGCGGAAACACGGTTCCAGAACCTCAAAGCCGCAGCGTAACGGGATATCACCATAATGCAGCAACGCTGTTTTCTGGGAACGCTGGCCTTCGGGCCTGCGGCTTCCCGCACGACCACATGCCTGTCTTCTGGCGGGTATGTGGATGTTGCCACCGGCACGAAATATCCGCCCATTCTGGCCAGCCTGCCTGATGTGGACAGGGAACTGGATATTTCAATTTCCGGTAGCAGCATGACGCAATCGTTCGGGCAGCTTACGGTTAATCTGTCCGATGGCGTGGCCGATAGCATGAACGTGCGCAACCATACCGGAGATCTGTCCATCCTGACCGGCCTGCGCAGCTATGACATGGCACGCGGCTGGTGGTCAGATCCGGCACTTTCTGCGTGCCAGCCTCTGTTTACCGGATCCGCCACCGCATGGCGCACCGGAGCCACGCAAGGCACGCTGACACTTTCCGGGCCTGCCGTGCTCTCGCGCCAGTTGCCACTGGCAACCTATGCTGGCACTGGCGGCGTGGAAGGTGGCTCAGACCTGACAGGCCGGGTAAAGCCGCGCCTGCGGGGCTATGCCTTCAATATCACGCCAGTCTGTGTGGATAGCGTCAATCAGATCTATCAGGTCTCTGATGGGCCGCTTTGGATGGGCTCGCAGGGCACACAGCCGGATCTGACCGTGCTGGAAGGCGGTGTGCTGGGTAGCTGGTCTGCTACATCCACAGATGGCAGCTGGTCATATGCGGGCATGGTCAGTGATATCACGACCGCAGATCCGGCCGCAGGCACCTATGTGGTGGAAAGTTCCAGCCGGGGCGCGTTTTTCCGGCTGGGTGGCACGCCGGTTTATGCCATTACCTGCTGGGCCACTGGCGTGATGCCTGATGGCACGTATGTTTCCAGCCTGCCTGATATCGTGCGTCAGGTGCTGGTGCAGGATATTGGTATTCCGGCGGCATCCATTTCCAGCACATGGGCGGATCCGTTCGGCAAGGTGGATAGTGCGGCCGGCGCGTTCTGGGATGGATCTGACAGCTATACCGGGCAGGACATGATCACCGCCCTGTTGCAGGGCACCATGCGCAAGCTGGCTGTTGCGCGGGATGGCACGCTGAAGCTGATCGGCATTACAGACAGCTTTCTGCAACTCGCGCCGCATCAGTGGGAAAAGTTGGCAGTGCTTCCTGATGAGGTGATTGACATCAAGGAAACAGATCTGCCGTCCGAACTGGCGCTGCCTCTTACCTGCGGGCGTTGCACCTACAGCCGCAATTATACGGTGATGAGCACCAGCACACTCAGCCCGAAAGCAGAGCTGACAACCCTGCGCACGCAGCGCAGCGCGGTGACTGTGGGCACGGATAGCCCAACGGTGGAAGTGGTCAGCCCGCCCGAAGTGCTGACCAGCTTGCGCACGCAGGCCGGAGCGCAGGTGGTGGCGGATATCATCAACAACCTGTGGACGGTGGCAGATCGGCGCGTATTTTACGTCACGCTGCCGTTTGAACGCCTGTTTGATTTTGAAATGGGGGATGAGATTGTGCTGTTTGCCAATGTGGACGGCCTGCGCGATGGGCTGGGCGGTCTGGTTGTGGGTGAAAGCTGGCGCGGCTCCAGTGCAGGCCAGTGCGTGCTGACGGTGCTGGTCTGATGCAGAATTGTGCTTTCGGCCTGAACAATCTGGTCAAGACCGCCAGCCTGAGTGGATCGGCGTCCTTCTATGCAGGCGTTTCGGCCGCCAAGGATTTCTCGCCCAACCAGCTGGCAACAGACCAGGGCAACACCACGGCGGCATTCTGGTCTGTTGGGGATAGCAACAAAACAGCATGGTTTCAGGCGCAATGGGGTAGTGCCCAGACCATGCGGGCCTTCTTTGTGGGGCGCACCAACCTTGGCCAAGCCGCAACGTGGCAGCTGACAGCCAGTTCTGGCGGCAACACGGTGTATTCTGCCTCTGGCAGCTTTGCCACGCTGGGCGGTGTTGGCCCGGTGCAGATGGTGCATGTGGCGCCACAGAACATTCAGGCCGATACGGTCAAGATTACCATCACCAGCAATGGCAGTGTATCGGAAAGCTATATTTCCCTGTCTCTGGCCTATATCGGGCCGGTGTGGCAGCCGGTGCGCAACATGAGCACCAAAAGCACTACCGGGCTGGACAGTTCCGTGACGGTTAATACCGGCATGAGCGGGGCCGAGTTTGTCACGCCCGCATGGATGCGGCGCAAAGCTGTGGTGGATCATGAATCTCTGGATCTGGCTGACGTGCCGGTGCTGGAGCAAATCCTGATAGTGGGCGCATCTGGCGCGAATGTGCTGTTTGTGCCGGATCCGGATGCCGATGGCCCCACGCTGAACCTGCGCAGTCTGTTTGGACGCATCCA